GCCAGTAGAACCATTGGCATCAATCCCACCTCAAGACCGTAAAGGAGACAACGTGAAGCCCGCAGAAGGCTACGTTCATAAGTTCTTTGGCAGTCGATTGATGGTGGAAAATCACGTCATAAAGGGTGGAATGACCAATAAGCTCCACAGACTCGAAGTCACTAGAGGAGACAAAGTTTACATCGACGGCGAACCAGTTTCGATGAACCCAAGCGATATCGAGAAGTTAAAGTATTGGCTTGATAAGATTCAGGGGGCTTAATGAGCCACATCTTCAATCGCGATACATTCTTTGAGGACTTAAATAAGAGAATCGACAAACCGATTGATTATAATCATTTGATTGCCTCACTCTTTGGAGACATTCTCGACACTCTCCTCGAACAGAACATAATATTCGTGGACGGCATAGGCTATCACCTCGACACTTCCAGAAATAAATTTCTCTCAGTCAACAGACATTTTATCACCGCAGGAGCGTACGGACTCACAGTCACAAACCGCTATCTGAAAGTCGCAGAAGTACCGACCGCAGGCGATCAGGGGCTCAGAATGATGAGAGACGGTACACTCACAGGGATAACGGCCAAGAGTCGCTCAAGCGCAGCGTGGGAGCTTGAGGTGAGGAAAAATGGAGTGCCGATCACACTCGTAAACCTTGCAGTAGCAGGGGGCGGAACATCAAACCCATCAATAGATATCGACTTTCAAGCAGGCGATCATATCCAAATATTTGTAGAGGGCGTCAACATATCCCATCCGATAGTTCAAATAGAATACGCGTGGAGGATTGACGCTCCATAAGATAGAGGAGACAATTAAGACACGCAGATCACAAGGAAGTGGTTATGGACTTAACGTCAAGGATTGCAGATGCAAAGAACGTATTCAGTTTACGTTACATACTGAATAAATATCCCATCGAACTCAAGGCCGAATACAACAGAGTGGCCTTCCAACGACAACTCAATCATTTCAAAAACTATTTTAAATGGGGCGGAGATAGTTTTCTCCAAAAGGTAGTCAAAGGCATTCAGTTTGACTTCGAGGCGGAAGTGCTTGAGGGAAAACACAGAGAACCGCCACCGCCACCAACGATAGAAGAATACACCTATGAAGAATTTCAAAACGAGGAGATCGAATTTGTCTCCTCAATGGAATTGAAGATACCGCCAACACAGAGTGGAAGCATTCTCAGAGACGTAGAACTCATGGCCATCAAAGAAATCCTAATCCAAGAGGGATGGAATAGAACGAAAGCCGCCAAGAGGCTAGGCGTTTCAATACGAACATTACGCAACAAACTCACAGCATACGACAAGGCCGGATTCTTTAAGCGCGAATACGAACGGGTGAAGGTGCAGAAGGTCAAACCAATAAAGACTCGACAAATCCCACGTTCACCGTACAAAATTGATGAACCGATCAAATGCCCAGTTGTAGAGGATGAAAAGAAAATCCACGAACGTATTGTTCAACACCGGGAAATGATGAGAGAACGGCGAAAGGAAAAAGAAAAGGTTGAGGAGACAAAACCAGAACCACAAGTCGTCATGGCAAAGTGCTGTCCGACAAAGTTGGTGTGGTTAGATGATCTATGCCTGACTTGTTATAAACAACGAAAGAAAAACTTATCATATAAGGGGAAACACCCATGAGTTATTTGAGAATTACCGAACCCAACGTAAGCGCAGTACCTATCGACGACCTTGGTATTACCATAGCGCAGGCCGCGACAGTTGTTTTATCCGATCAATTTTCAATCCAAGACCTGTATCTATCAGCAGACCTTGAGGCCCTAATCATTGCAGGGACACTCACAGTTGAACTCGACTATGGGACAGGTTACACGGCCATAAGTGCAGGCGATTACACGAACAGAGATGCGCTGGCCACGTTCATGAACGTCTACGAGATCACAAACGAAAACAACAATGAGGACTTGGTAGACGGTACAGACATAAACGACAAAGGGCCGGGGGCAGCACCGCTGCACATTCACGATGCTCGTTATTATACGGAGACAGAAATCTCAAGCACGTCACCTTCAAGTGGGGCCTTGCTCGTTGGTGTGGACGACACCAATTTTCAAAACCTGACAGGTACAACAGCGCAAGCACTATTCGATGATATCGACGACCTATTCAACACGTTGGTAACACTCGATGCAGCTTATACCAACGACTCAGATGGTATTCTCAATGTGAACGGCACGACAAAACCGCTTGAGTTTAAATCAGACGGCAACAACGACGTGCTTATCTCAAGACACGTCGGCGCAGACTATCAAACATTCCTACGCGCAGACGTGAGTGGGGATGAACTAATCCTTGGCGCACTACTACAGGGCGCACTAGCTCAGATCGACGTAAGGATTGCCTCAGACCTAATTGTTGATGGAGACATCACGTTCACAGGTACAATCACCGACACCACAGTCAACGAAGTCAACGTCACGAACTCAAAAATCCTATTGAGAGATGGAGCGACAGTAGGCGCAGACGCTTCGATTGAAGTAGAGCGTGGAGCTACAGGAGCGGACGCTTGTCTCCTTTGGAATGAAACCATCGACGATTGGCAGTTTGGAATCGTTGGTACGAAGTGGACAATGGTAGGGAATGAACGCGACGAGAACATCGAAGGCGTGTGGACGTTCGGTGGAGTGGACACCACAGAGCCAAACCTACGACTCGAAGAAAAATCCGCAGCACCTACAGTAAATCTAGGGGCCGCAGGCGAAATACCAATGGCCATGATGCAGAATGGTCTACTCGCTATTTACGACAAATCGAACTCACGAAATAAATGGCTATCAGTACAGAGAGAGTTTATGACTTTCAATGGTAGGGATAACCAGAACAACTCAAACGAGTATGCGAGGTGTGGAGGTTCATTCACATCAAATCAGTCAAGCGCACGATTAATCCGTAATGCTACGCTCGTGGGCATAAGCATTCAGACAAACGGCGCAGTAGCGTGGACGGCAGAAGTCAGAAAGAACGGCGCACCCGCAGTATTAGCATCACTCGCCAGTGGTGGACTCGCAGGAGCGCAGGACGGAACACAGAACGTGGACTTCAATGCAGGAGACAAAATTGACGTTTTCATCAACGGCTCGTCAGTTGACCGGCCATTGATAAGACTTGAGTTTGCATACCGATTCTAATGTGCTGATATATAGCAGTACATGAACTAGAAAGTAGGTCATGTGAACTATTAAATAGGTTGAGGAGACAAGATGATACAGATCGTATTCTTTTGTGGAGAGTCAGGTTGTGGTAAGTCCCACCTCCAAGAACTCCTAATGAAAAAGCACCCGGACACTTATACTCGAATAATTTCAACAACTACGCGCCCTCCAAGAGAGGGCGAAGTTGATGGTGTGAACTATCATTTTTTGAACTCTCATGCAGAGTTTCGCCGCTTGCTTTACGGGCAAGAGTTTGTCCAGACAGTGAAGTATGGAGACAACTTCTATGGGACGCGAAAGCGTGAGTATATGCAGAAGCAGGACGTTGGTATTTTTGTTTGTACTCCAGAGGGAATTAACGACACGATCAACTCCCTCAAACCAACAGGACTCAAGTTTGACTTCAAGATCGTTTACTTCATGGCCACAAAAAACCTACTGGAAAAGCACGGGATTGATAAAGACCGCATCGCCCGTGGCAACATAACAGAGAACTTCACTACCAGATATTACAACGACGAGTTTGAGGGCATTCCTTTGATCGTCCTTACAGCGGACATGGTAGACGAAACACTCGACGAGTACGTTCACAGATTGATTGGGACTTAAATGGCAACAGCGAAGGAGCTACTGAAAATAGAGGAGACAACCCCAGACCTCTATGAACACTTGCTCAAAACCGACTTATCATTCTTTGCAGAAGAAATTCTCGATATGGAGATCGTGGGCCATCATATTGAATGGTCAGACCTCGTACACCAACACCCGACTCGACTCGCACTAAACGCTCCTCGTGACCACGGTAAAAGTTATTTCTTCTCATTCGCTTATGTAATGTGGAGGGCCTATTTTAACTGGATACCCGAAGTCAATGAGGACATGAAGTCACTCCCAAAACATTCGCTTGGGTACATTTTCTCGAACACCGAGAACCAAGCAATCGACTTCATGAAAATTATCAAGAGGGAAATTCTCTCAAACCCAAAACTACAACACCTTTACCCAACAGCGAAGAACGCGAAGTGGGCAGCGAAGGAAATCATTCTCTCAAACAGTGCAGAGATCAGGGCCAGAGGTTGGGGCTCATCAATTCGTGGTGGACACCCTGTTTGGTGTGTGTGCGACGACGTTCTAACCGACGACGTTATCTATTCAGAGATGCAGAGAGATAAGCAGAGAGACTACTTCTTTTCAGCGATCACGCCGATGGTTGTACCGGGAGGACAGATCATCGTTATTGGTACACCATTCCACGCAGAGGACTTGTACCATTCACTTGAAATCAACCCTGCGTACTTCTTTAAAAGATATGCAGCCGTACTTGAGGACGGCAGCGCACTTTGGCCAACACGTTACTCTAAGGAGACACTTAATATCCGAAAGGAAGAGCTTGGCTCAACGAGGTTCACACGAGAATACCTATGTATTCCTATCTCAGACGAGTCATCACTATTCCCTGAAAGGATAGTGAGAACGAACTTTGAGTATGAGTTTGAAATGCCTAATCGACTCTCTCAAGAGGAGAGACAAGACCTACAGGTATTCACAGGCGTTGACTTCGCAATGTCCTCGGCAGTTGGAGCGGACTACACCGTTATTACAACGATTGGCGTGGACAAATACATGAACAGGTGGATACTCGATATCAGACGTAAAAAAGGCATGGGCCTCACAGAACAGTTGAGGATGATCCAAGACGTTTACTTTTGTTATAAGCCACAGAAGATCATATTGGAGACAAACCAGATGCAGAGGATTTTTTACGATGAACTCGTGAGAAAGACCGACCTACCAGTTGAGGGATTCAACACTGGCACAAACAAAAACAGCCTTGAGAAAGGTGTGCCGTCTTTACAGATTCTTTTCGAGAATAGAAAATTTAAAATAGCCAGAAAAACAGAACGCGACCGAATGATCACGGACGTATTGGTCAACGAAC